ATTTAGATGCCATAGAAGAAAAGAGAAGAAAGGAGGGGGTTAAGGTAAATGGCAAGACAAGTTCAGAGAGCGCCACAAAGGACGGCGAAACAGAGCGAACCAGCTCAACAAACTCCGCCAGTGAGTGTACAACAAGTTGAAAATAGATGGAAACAGGTATTTAGTAGTCCTGTTGGTGCTGGATTTGGTGGTGTATATCCAGGTGGATATATGCTTAATGTCGGGGCTAGTTTTGTAAACGACCCATATCTCCTTAATTCTAGGATTAAACAACTGTCTACGCGTTCAGCTTTCACAGATAGAGATAAGATAGAGGAATCTCTGAAGAATCCTGAAAATAATGAGTTCTTACTTCGTGAAGCAACGCACAGTATGATTTATCTTACATATCCTCTTTATAGGCTTCAAATGCTTTATGAGGGAATCTTAAAGTATAGAAGTTACATAGAACCAAGATATGTTAAAAAAGAGGAAATGAATACCCCTCGTTTTAAGTCAGACTGGAAACTTGTCGATATGTGGCAAAAGAAGCTCAATCCACAAAAACAATTTAGAAGAATTGTTGCGGAAGTCGTTCCAGAGGGTAAAAGGGCTTACTATCTTAGACAGTCATATAATAGTACAACAGACAAAGAGAACGTAAACTACGTTCACTTTCAAGTGTTGCCGAGCGATTGGTACAAGATAATTAAACATTCTACTGATAGCTATGAAGTAGTCGCTTTCAACTTCGCCTACTTTTGGCAGGCTGGTACAGAACTTGGACAATTTCCTGCTATATTCACAAAGTATTATAGCGAATTGATGGATGCTACAACGGTGGACGAAAAGGGACACAGATGGATTGACCCTTACAAAACGCCAGAAGATGTTGTGGTTGAATATAATCAGGACACTATGTCGTGGTTCTACTGGAAAGAACTCCCGGCGGATGAATGTTTTGTATTCTCTTTCACAGAATCAGACGACTTACAAATATCTCCGTTTGCTTCTCTGTTGTTACAGGCGCAGGACTTAGCGTCTTATTCGTTACTGCAGCAACAGCTTTTGACAGTTCCACTTTATTCAATGCTTCTTGGCGTAATGCCATTGCATGATGATAATAAATCTGGAAACTATACAGACGACTTTAGACTTTCACCAGAAGCAGTTAATGCTTTTGAGCAGAAAGTAAACTCTAGTATGCCTCCAGGAACAACATATAATATTGTTCCGTCTGAGAACAACGTTCTTTATCACTTCCAAGAAATACCAAATGCTGGTGAAATCTATAATAAAGGGTTACAACAGCTTATTAATACATCGGGCGCTTCTACGCTTATGACAACAACAGAAAAACCGTCTGTTGCTCAGGTTGCGGCTGGTAAGATTATAGAGACTAGATTTATTGACAGAATGTATGACCAGTTTGCTTGGGCGTGTAACATAACACTTGAGAAGATGTATAATCTTGGGGACTTAAAATTCCATTGGCAGTTCTATATTCATGGCGATGCTTTTAGTGAGGAAAAAGAAGTATCTGCTATTGAAAAAAGTTTGTCTATGGGACAAGTAGAACTTCTTCCAAAGTACCTGTCTTATCACGACAAAACACTTTTAGACGCTGTAACAGATATTGACTGGGTAGAAGTATCTGGGATTTATGATAAATTCAGGCCGCTTGTAAATACATTTGGAATATCTAATAAGGAAGAAAAGGCTCCTGGTAGACCTAAAATGGATTTGGACAAGATAGAGAATGATAATACGGCAAATAGCGTCGATTCTGGAACAAATACTTCAGATACTCGCTTTTCTTTAAACCGTTGCGCTGCTTGTGGTGGAGATATTTCGGATGAATATTATCCATTCTGCAGCGAAGAATGTAAAGAATCTTATATAGAGGAACATCATAACGATTATGAGTAACAATAAAACATGTCAACATGTTGATTCTAATGGAAATTCGACTATAATCTTTTCCCATAAAAAGTGGACTGGCGTTTATCCACCAAGAGTCAAAGGTATTTGTAAAATCTGTAAAGAACAAATTGAAATGACAGAAAGTGAATATAAAGAATTTATAAAAGAGGGTGAGTTATCTTGAAACTGATTTCAGATAGGATGGAATCCGCACTCACCGGACTGTATGGATTGTGTTTTACGGGAAACAGCATTTGTGACAACTTGGTGACACAGCTTGGTGTAAAGTTTGTTATGCCAAGAACATCAGATATAGTTCACTACGAAATGGCCCATGAGTTCCCAATTCTTGGTGATGATATAGCGGAATATGCTGCTGCGCGTAACTCATATCTTCATAGACCGGCTGTTGCTGCGCATATGGAAGAATATGATAATTTAACTTCAATGTTTGCCATGCTACTTGATTTTATGGTAGCTCTTGAAAAAGAGGTTGGTAAGGTTATTGATTTGGCAATTGCCGAAGATGATAAACAAACATTGAAATATCTTGACAAGTTCATTAGAAAACTTGTTCCATTTACAGAAATGGCGCTTGGTTTCGTAGATTATGTTGAGATGAATGGTGATACGCCCACTCAATGGATGCAAATGGACTCTAATATCAACAAGTTCTTTTGTATTAAAAGAAAATAATTTGTATTACATAGAGGGGTGGTGATTGGATGCCGAAAGTGTTTTCAATGCCTGTATCTAAAATAGACATAGAGGAAATTAATAACGGAGATTTTCTTAAACTTAAACTATATGCTATTTCAGACACAGTAAACAGAAACGGCTCAGAGTTTTTAAGAGAGGGTTTTGAGGAATCCATTCCCACAATTTATAATAAACCGATTCTCGCCTACTTCAATAAGAAGATGGACGACGCCGAAGAACATAATTCAAGAGTAGATGTTGACCGGTATGGAGATGTTTTCTACGACTATGATTATGACGGGGCTGAAAAACCCGTCGGTGTTATACCAGAAAGTGCTGAAATTTATGTTGAGCAATTAGACGGTAAAAACTGGGTTGTTATTAACTCTGCGTACATTTGGACGGAATATAATAAACGTCTTATTGATGTCATTAAACGCCAAATTACAAAAAAGGTAAGCGTAGAAATAGAATCTGTGGATTCGTGGGAAGAAAATGGAGTTGAAAAGATTAGGATTTGGAAGTTCCTTGGGATTACAATATTGGGTAAAGATAAATTTGGTAATCCTATTGAAGAAGGAATAGAGGGCGCTAAACTGGTGCTTGACGGATACGAAAACTCTAATACGTTCAACTCATATAAATCTAGGTTTAGCTTTGCTATGTCTAGCAATAAGGACTCATACTACTCGGAGATATTGGAGAAGTATGGTGTTATGTCAAAGGTGGAAAATACTGTGTTTGCAAAACAAGACGAATATGGTACAGGAAAACCTATTTCGGTTGACAAGTCTAAAGAGGCCGTATCAAACGATTCTTGGGGTGATGTTGATAAAACAACTCTAAGAGATACTGTTTTAAAGGCTAGAAACTATAAAACGCTTGTAAAATCGGTATATCTTGATGTTCAAGACGGATGGGAAAATTCTCCGTCTGAAAAACTCAAATATCCGGTTATGCAATATAAAGATGGCAAATTCGTTTATAACGCTGGTGGACTGTTGAGCGCACAACAGTATGGCGAAAAATACGACGAAAGTATTGCTAAAAAGGCTTTAACAATTCGTAAAAGACTTGGACTGGTGAAGTCAGAAAAGGAGGAAAAGATGAAGAAATTTATTGAAGCAGCCAAAATTTCTGGCTTTGCTTATCTCGGACTTTATAATGGCAAACTTGCTTTTGCTCAAGAGTGCGATTGCGACAAAGAGGAAATGGCTGAAGATAAGTCTGAACTTTGTCTGTTTGAGGTTGATAAGGAACTGGCGGAAAATTATGCAGAGGGCGACGAGTTCGCTTGGGACGAAATCACTGGCCGTTCTGTTGACCTGACAACTCGCGACGATGGCGACCATAATGATTATAGTGACGACGGCGATGATGACGACGACGACAAAAAGTCAGATGGCGACGAGGGTTCCGACGACGACGACGGAGACGACGACGATGATGAAAAAGAGGAACTGAAAAAGAAAGTCGAGGCTCTTGAGAAAGAGAAATGCGAAATGGCTCAACGCTGTGAAGCTGCTGAAAAAGAGTTGGATGAAATTCGCATGGCTCAGTTCAAAGAGGATACCGATGCCATCCTTGCCGACGAAAATGAGGACATGGATGAAAAGACGCACGAGGAACTTGTCAAGATGCGCGACGAGGGTAAGTTTAGCTGCGTTGAAGATTTCGCAAAAGAAGTAGCATACAGAAAGTATCTTGCTTCTAAAGAGGAAAAGAAAGAAATGTCTAAAAAAGAGCAGAAACTTTCTTTCGGCCTTTCTAACAATAAAACTGAACCCAGTGTGTCAAAGAAGAACATTCTTATTGACAAGCTGGCCAAAATTTAAGGAGGAAAACTAATTATGGCTAATAAAAACTTTTTTCAGCCTGTGAGAATGGAGTCTCAGTACGTTGACACAAAGCTTCAGACTGTTATGTTCCAAGCTGATGACGAAAATGCTGCTTGCTTTGATGGCGAGCTTGCCGTTCTGGGCGATTTTGTTCAAGACCCTGTTTATTTGAGCGCATTTACCGCTGCTAATGCTGCGGCTTCTGCTCCTGTTGATTTTAATACTCGTGCTGCTACTGCTCCTGCCGCTGCTACGGCTGTTGGTGTTGGTGTTATTGACCTCCCGACCGTTCCTATGGCTACTGGTGCTGGTGTTGCTTATCGTATGGGTTACAAGACGATTGGACTGACCGCCGAAGCTGGCGTTCCTGTGCGTTTCCGTAAGTTGGTTGTAGACGACACGTTTGCTACTGGAGAGGAAAACTGCACTGGAGCTCTGACGGTTGGACAGTACGCCGTGCTTGCGACCGCTGGTAACGCTGGTAAGTGGGCACCCGCTTCCGCCGCTCCCGGTACTGCTGGTTGCTATGCGAAAGTTATTAGCAAGTATATCGTATCTCAGGGCGTGGACGGTAAGGTAACAGACGATGGCGTACAGGCTTATATGCTTTGCGTCATGGCTAACTAATTAAAGGAAAGGAAAGAGAGGTAATAGAATTATGGCTAACATTAGACAGTTCTATGCTTTAAATACTTCCGACAAGAACTTCTCTATGCTTGATGACGAGCAGAAAGCTCTTGTTGAGGGCGGTTTTAAAGTTGCTAAACAGTACATGGCAGAGCGCATGAAGGATTCTAAGAAAGACCTTTTTGCTGCTATCAACGATAGCTCTATCGACAGCCGCAAAGAACTCAATGACATGGTGGTTGAGAAGATTGCTAAGTACAGCGCAAAGCGCGCTGGCGGAATCAATGTGGAGAATTTCAGCCTGCAGGATGTTGCCAACCCCAACGTTCACAACGACCCTATCTTCAAGCGTACATTTGCTGCTGTTCTGGCGCAGATTATGACTCCGGTTGTTCCTGCTATGATTTCCACTTCTTTCATGGACTTCGCTGATGTTGCTAACATCGGTTGGGGCGATACTGCTCGCTTCAAGGTGAACTCCAATGATACATTCTTTGTGACGAGACTGGCTGAGGGTATTCTCCACGGTTCTGTCCAGAGAACGTACAACAACGAAATCACCGTCAACCCGGAACCCTACAACATTATGACTGCTGTTGACTGGTATCAGGTTGCCGCTGGTATGTTCGATTTGGGCGAGTTCGTCTACAAAGTGGGTATCTCCTACAATGCTTACATCACCCAGATGGTGATTCAGGCTATCGGCGCTAACATTACTGCTAACGCTGGTACTTCTTACATCGTGAATGGTTTTGCTACTTCTACGTTCGTGAAGCTGGCTGAAATCCTGCGTGCTGCTAACGGCGGTGCGAAGATTCGCGCTTATGGTACTCTGGCTGCTCTTAGCAACGTTATTCCGTCTGGTACAACGAATGCTAACTTGCAGATGGGCCTTGGCGAGGAATGGGCGCGTGTCGGTCACCTTGGCACGTTCATGGATGTTGACCTTGTGCGTATTCCGCAGATTCTTCTGCCCAATACCGTCAACACCACTCCGCTGACTGGTATTCCTGATTCTACCATCTATCTGTTTGCTGATGGTGGTTACAAACCGGTTAAGCTTGTGTTCGAGGGTAGCGCTCTGACAACGGACATTGTTCCGACTGAGGCTCCTGACAAGGAAATGGGCATCAGCCTGACGCTTAGAATGGGTACAACGTTTATCGCTGCTTCTAAGTATGGTGCTATTACGGGCGTTAGCGCGTAATTGAGTAATATAATAGGGGGACTCGTAAGAGTCCCCCATATATTAAATTGAGTAAAAGGAATAAAAGGAGAATTGTACTATGCCAGCTACTAAAAAGGCTGTTTCGCAGAATGATGATAGTGTAGAAGTGAAAACAAACACTTCCACCACGTCTGGTATGACTACCGAAGATATGCTTGCTATGATTGCGAATTTAACGGCGCAAATTAATAAACTTACCGCTCAGTCGAACGGAGAAGCACAACCATCTAGTAGTGGTGTTTCAAAGATGGATAGGCCGTGTACTTTAATCCATTTGTGTGAGTGTCATCCATCATTGCCATCTACGATTAGGTTGAATGGTAATGAAATTCGTTTCACAAAATTCGGTGAACGTAGGACATTCAGATTCGCTGAAATGCAAGATATTACTTCCCGTTATAGAGATTGGTTTGAACGCGGTATCTTTACGCTTGGCAATGACTGTGACGATATGATTGATGAATTTGGGCTTGAAATTATGGACGTTCCAATGTCCGCTTCACAATATGCCCGCATGTCTAGTTTGCCGATGGCAGAGTTTAAGCGCATTGTTGATGGGCTGTCTTATCCGATGGCGCTTCGTGTTGCGCAAACTTGGATTAAGCGTTATGAATCAAAACAGGCGGGATATTCAAATCTTGAGAAAGTCAAGATTCTAAATAAGAAAACAAAAGGCTTTATGAAACAATTCATGTCTGACTTGCTGAATGAGGAGACAGACGAATAAGGGGGAAAGTTTGTGGCCGGAACATCTTATTTCACAATATATAAAAGGGCCATAACAGAGTTCAAAGACCCTACTCTAAAAAATCTTTTAGAAAATGACACTGTTATGTTCAGCCAAGTTATGTATAATTTCTTGGAGAACGCAATTTCTCTTTTCACAAACCCAATTCCGGCGCAAAAACGTGTGAACGACAGGGTTCCTCCTAAATTTTATTCTCAGACCTTTATAGGTGATGGGAGTAACAAACAATTTACATTAACTGACGCGCCCGATGCTTCCTTGATTGATGATTGTCTTTTTGAATATACTGTTGACGGCAACAAAGTAGATGGTACATATACTGCTGTTGCTGGAGGTAAGGTTGGAGAGGCTGTTGTTGGCAAAACCCACACAGAGGGCACACCAACTGTAACACTAGACCCCGCCCCTTTTGAGGGTGCTGAAGTAGTCATCAATATTTATTATGTTGGCAACTGGAATATCAAGCTTTATCCAATGGAAGAATATATCTTAGCTGAGTTTATTATGGCGGCATGGTCGGAATATATTCAAAACGATAAATTGGATATTGTTAGACTTCTCGGTGATACAGACTTTAAACTTACTTCTGTATCTTCCGCTACAACGTCAAAGTCAAGCTGGTATATTGTGAATAGGGAAACTGTTACTAAGCGTATGACAAAATATGCATGGGATGCGGCTATTCAGAGGTTATACCCATGATAAAAAAATATTATGCTGACCTTGTAAATAGAGTGTTTAATGTATTGTATGTATATGAGAACGACATAGACTCCTTTGAAACCTATGTAAAGTCATTGACATTTGAATTAAGTGGGAATGAGGACTTTTCAGAGATACAACAAATACGGTTTAAACTCAATGCTCTGCTGTTAAACGACATTGTACATTCCGATGTTAGACATGCCGTATTGAAGTCAATCAGTATATTGGATAAAATATTGAGCAATTGGAAGGAGTGATAATATGGCTCTTGATTTAAGAGGAATAAAAGCTGCCACATTTAACACTCCAACTAACTATGTCGAAAGTGTACGATATTATGAACAAAATTTACAAGATAAGATAAATGATACATACCAGTATGCGAGTGACACTTATGAAATAGGCCAAGAACTTGTTCGAGGCACATTAGATTTTACTCCTTTGGTGTGTCGTGTTTGCCACGCTATCAGTCCAAAAACTGGATTGAATCTTGGCGACGACTTTAAAGATTTAAAGTTTTTCGATGTTTTTTCGCACAGAAGTATGGGCGAAAGATATTGGTTTAACAATTCTGTTTGGATTACAACTAATACTGACAACTATCATTATAATACACAATCTGCTATTATTAGGAGATGCAACAACACTCTTAATTTTATAAATAGTAATGGGTGTATTGTCAGAGAACCCTGTATTGTTGGGTATTCAATTAAATACGCCAACATATATTATAACACTTCTGTTGAAGTTCCTCAAGGTACAATTATTGTAACAGCTCAAAACAATGATATAACGCAGGGAATAAAGATTAATGATAGGTTTATCTTGGATAATCAGGTGTTCAAGATAAAGTCGGTTAAAGACTATTTGCGTAGTGACACATCAATCGGACAATCAGTCCCGTTGATTGAGTTTGAAATGTATGTTGATGCGATATCGCCCGATGATGACTTTGAGCTTTGTATAGCTAATATGTCTAGATACAAAGGCATATATAGGCCGTATGAAGAAATAAGCCCAGACGATAAAGCGACCGATATTGTCGGTGAAGCTATCGTTGGAACCTCTACGATTGGTGAAACAGGAGCAGAAGTTGAGGCGATAGTAATAGAGCCATATCCTATCAAGCTGTATCAAGGAGAACAACAAACATATACATGTTATGCTTATGATAGTGTAACGTCTTGTGGCTGTAATGAATCTTACGATTACGGCGAAAGACTGGATATAGAGTTTGTATTTAGTACGAGTGGTGCTAATCCAAATAGATATAAATTTGAAACAATTGACGGCAATACATTCTCCGTAATGTGCTTAGGCAAATCAACAATACCATTGGTGGTTACTTGCTCCGGTGGAGGAGTATCAAAAGATATTTCAATTAATTTAAGGGGGCTATACTAATATGGTTTATGACTTAGATAGGATAGCCTACAATAAATTTACAGGGCTTTCTGAGTTGTGTTACAATATCCTTGGATATCTTATGACACAGAATGAAAACATTTGGAAGCTGTTGAAATATAATACTCCTGACGCTTTATCGAAACCAAATCTAACGCTCGAAGAAAAGCGTAAGATGATTTATGATGGAGTAGGGGATTCTGAACACTATAATGTATATAGATGTCCATTTGTTGATGATGCTTTCACAGAACAAACAAGTCAACTTAGGATATATTCCTATACTATAAACCCCAACAATAGAAGTATGTCAACAGTTGATATAAATATTGATTGTATCACACATACAAAACTTGTTAATATAGACGGATGTAAAAGCAGAGTTGAGGTTATGGTTGAAGAAGTGCTAAAAACGCTAAACGGCCAAGAAATCAATGGTGTCGGTACTTTATTCTTCGACGCTAGAGAAAGTGCTTATAACGCTGCTCGTTCAAGTATATTCAACAATAGATATTTCTGGGGTTATCAAATCACAATGTCTGTGAAATACGGAGAACTGGAACCTTTTGCATATGGTTGATGATATTTTAATTCCATATAGACAGGCTGTTATAAACGATGAACCTGTCGAGCTATTCGATGGTTTATTTTTATATCCTGTTAAAATGCGTGATTATATTACGTTTAGTGTTTGTTCGTCAATTTTAAAAATAAACAAAAACGCAACAAACGACCCAAAGGTTATTTCTATGTCATACTTAGACTATATTATATATCTCATGCAAAATGAAGAACGCGAAAAAGAGCCGGGGAAACCAAATATAAATGAAATGTTTTTAGAATGTTTAATCTTATTGGTTACAAACAAAGACGGTGCTGAGATAAGATATGGTATTGATGGAAATAGAAAAAGTTTCATTATGATTGATGGGGTAGTATTACACAAAAAAGAATTTGACAAGTTTAGAAAGTTTATACTTGTTCAAAACATCCCCGATTACAAAGAGGAGTATATCAACCCTGAGTTGGAAGCCGATTTGAAAAAAGTGGATGAAATCAAGAATAGAGGGAAAACCTCATGTGACATAGAAAAACAAATGATGGCGGTAGTAATTGGAAGTTCTTTAACGTTGGAAGATGTTAAGAATATGACAATAAGAAAATTCTTTATTAGTCTTGAAATGATTGATAAGAAACTACATTACATCATTCTTAAACAAGCAAGCCTGTCAGGGTTTGTTGAGTTTAAACAAGAAATCACTCACTATTTGGTTGAGGAAAACAAGGGCATTGGTGACAGTGTTGTTGATTATACTCAGTTCCAAAATAAGATAAATAGTGTAAATTAAATAAGGAGGAAACTTATATGTCAAGACAATTTTTGGCTGGTGCTGCTACTGTTGACATGCTTGTAGGCGACCAGCTTATTGCTACGGCTAATACGTTGCTTGATTCTTCTATCACTATCGGCTCTACTGCCGAGGACGTTCGTGGCGGCCAAGGCGCTAAGTTGCTTGGTAAGTATTATCATACAAGCACGTTTGATATCAACCTGACCGACGTTCTGTTCAAGCTTGAATACTTTGCTTTCCAGACGGGTTCTGCCATTCAGCAAATTGCTGATGTATTCACGTCTGAACAGGTTACGCTTGGCGCTGGTGGTTCTGGGGCTATCACTGGAACTCCTGCTGTGTATCAGTCTTATGGCACGATTGGTTGGGCGGCCAAGCCTGGTTCTGACGCTTATCAGAAAGTTACTTTTACAGAAAAAGCGTTTACGGTTTCTGGCGGCAAAGAGGGCGACATTTACTGTGTGAAATATATTAGCACGGACAATGCTGCTCGTCAGATTACAATTTCTTCTTCGTTCATTCCGAGCGAGGTCACTCTGGTTATGACAGCCAACCTGTATCGCGCTGGTGGACGTGGCGAGAATGATGTGAACAATTCTTCTAAAATTGGTATTGTTCAGGTTCTTGTACCTCGCTTCCAGTTCAACGGTTCTATGGAACTGTCAATGACTTCTACTGGCGTTGCTAACTCTCCGATTGCTGGTTCTGCTCTGGACAATCCATCTGCCGACTGTTCTGACGGCGGCTACTACGCTATTATCACGGAGCAACTTTCTGGTGCTTCTTGGTATGATAATGTATTTGCTCTCGCCATCGAGGATAGTGACGTTGAACTGCCCACTACAACTGGCACAGCTACGCTTAGCGTTTATGCTCTGCCGTTGAATGGTGCCGCTTTCAAACCTCCCTACGAGGATTTGACATTCACTTCTGCCGCAGATGGCACAGCTACTGTTTCGCAGGAGGGTGTTGTGACTGGCGTTACTGAGGGCAATACGACTGTTACTGTCTCCATTAAGAACAAGGCTGGCGTAGAGGCTATTGCTAACATCACCGTTCCTGCTGCTGGTTAATTGATAGTTAGGAGCTGAATAATAATGGCATATACACCTACTGTATGGGCTAATGGTGATGTTATCACCGCTGATAAGCTCAATAAATTAGAAAACGGTGTGGCCAATGAACAGGTGGGGCCAGCAGGCCCCGCTGGTTCGGCTGCTACCGTTACTGTTGGTAGCGTTGCGACTGGTGAAGCTGGTACGGAAGCAACTGTGGTAAATTCTGGTACTGAAAGTGCCGCTGTTCTCGATTTTGTCATTCCAAAAGGAGCAACTGGCGCAAAGGGCACTGACGGCGCTCCTGGGGCGGATGGCGCTAAAGGCGACCCTGGTGCTGTATTTACTCCTGCTGTTTCTCCGGATGGCGAACTTAGCTGGACAAACAACGGAGGCTTAGAGAATCCGTCCCCTGTCAATATTAAAGGGCCAAAGGGAGATGCTGGAGAAGCTGGTACACCGGGTACACCAGGTGCGGCTGGTGCCTCCATTAAAGCGATTGAATTATATACTAACGAGACAGGTGGAGTAAGTGGCGGAAAGGCCACACTTACTGATAATAGTGAAATTACTATTACTGTAACTACCGCTCCTGCTGGCTAATTTGGAATAAGGGACTACCATATGGTAGTCCCTTATTTTTACGTTGGAGTGATAGTAATGTGCCCATATTCTGTGGACAAATCAGATATACTACATAAAAATTTGATTTGTACTATTGACAATAAAACGTGTGGGTTGTGGAGATACTGCCCCACATTAAAGAAGCCTGTTATGAGCGATTTCTACAACAAATACGGTTGTCGTACAAAAAATGAATTTGAAAATAATCAGAAAGATGGTGATGAAAATGGACAAGAGTGAGGTTATTTTGGAGGATGTTAAGGTTGTAGAAAAGCCTAGAAAAGCAGCTCCAAAAACGAAGAAAATTACAGCCACTGTAAATTATTCCAAGCCCTCTAAAAACTTAACTTCTGTGTCGTATGAGAAGAATGGCACTGTCTGTTCTGTTTTTATAAAGGGAATTTACACCGGTAAAGTTGAGATTGAATATACTGGTGACATTTTTGATAACACGAAGATAATTAGAGTGAAATAAGGAGGGACTTGGATGTTTATTACAGTAGCGGGAACCCCTGCTGGGTATGGTTATTTTGATATTACAGCAACTCCAAATGAAAACATTATTCCTGCTATGGTTGCTGAAATCAAAGCAAATGATATTAACAAACCACTTGGCGCAAATATTGCTGTCGGAACAATGGCTATTCAAGTTAAAGCGCCATGTAAGATTAGTATTAATGGGAGAAATCCGGTTCTTGTTGAGCCTGATATTGGACTCACATTTGACGCCAGAGGCGTATTCTCGGTTGTCTTTGATACAGCAGTAGCATATAATATTACAATTTCCTATTAATGGAGGCGATTTTATGTTGCCTCAATATGGATTTCGAGTTGTTTATTATAACATAATTCGTGGATTTAATAATATTAATGTAGGATATAGTGGTGGCGGAGGGGATTATACAAAGGACTCCACCGTTGGAAAGGCAATTGTCGGCCAAGCTGTCGTAGGATACGAATACTCTACGCATGGCACTTCTCTTGTAAATGAAGCGATTGTTGGCGAAGCAATTGTAGGATATGTTCCGTCCAGCGTTAATGTCGCTGTTGTTGGAGTGTCCCAAGCAACTTAATTTTTATAATTTAAAGTTTGAATATAGGGGGTGATTCCAATGGCAGAGATATTGGGGTTAGTGGCAAAGGTATCTGGAGAACTTACTACAATTTTTGCTTTACTAGCTATCATACTTCCAAAATCTAGGAATGCTATTATTAAATGGCTTAAAAAGGCTTTGGAAATTGATAGAATAAATAAATCATTGGATAGACAAGACGAGAAAAGCAAAGAAAGAGAAGAACTTATAAACGACCTAAAATACACATTGGATGCTCATGTCGATAAATACAATAAATATACTGAAAAAGCGCAAGAGAGAGACGTTTTCTTTCTTAGAACTGAAATAGATAACATTTATCATAAATATATGCCGTTAGGGTATATTACTACAAGAGCAAAGAGTGACGTGGCGAAGGCGTGGGAACTATATGTAGCTATGGGTGGAAATAGCTATGCTAAGGAAGAGGTAGAAGAACTTCTGGCATTGCCTGTTAGATTTTAACAGCGATAGGGGACACACAAATTGTGTGTCCCCTATTTTTATTGGAATAAAAGGAAAAGGTGGTGAGCATATGGCCAGAAAGACATTTAAAAAGGTTATAACGAGTGAGGAGCTTATTGAGCAAATAAATCCACAAAACAAAAGGCTTGTTGATAGGTTTTTGCGAAACTTTGCGACAAAACGTTCGGAGGCTTCGGTTAAAATATATCAATCTAATTTCAATATTTTCTTTTGTTGGAATTTGCAGAACAATGAAAATAAATTCTTCACGGATATAAGAAAAACCGAAATGATGGATTTCTTCGACTATGGCTCGTCTGAATTGAAATGGAGTCCAAATAGATATGCTAATGTTTGGAGTTCATTAAATAGTCTTAGTACATTTATTGAAAATGTGCTAGATGACGATTACCCTGATTTTAGAAATCAGGTTAAGAAAATAGAAAAGCAACCAAAAGCTAATGTAAGGAAGAAAACTATTCTTACCGACGACCAAATACAAAACCTACTTAATTATCTTTCAGAGAAAAACTCGCAACAAGCATGCCTATTGGCATTAGCGTGTTACTCTGGGGCAAGAATAAGCGAACTATTTCGTTTTACAACAGACTTAATTGATTTGAACAATTTGGCATACGAAGATTTGTTTATTGAAACGTCTGAAGAAATTAAAACAAAGGGTAGAGGAAAACTCGGTAAGGGATTATATAAATATATTTTAAAAGCCCCATTTGAACCATATTATCTCAAATGGTTAGAGGAACGTGAAACGGTTATGAAAGAACTTGGCGTTTCACACAATCACTTGTTTATCAAGAGGAACGGAAGTCCGGCCACGCCGGATACGGCGCGTGTTTGGATAAAAAGTTGGGAAAAATATCTTACCAATGAAGAACCAAGTAATGTAAATCACAATCCTGTTGATTTATACGCACATGCATTCAGACACTATTTGTGTACATATTTGGCTAAGATTGGACTGGAACAAGAACTTGTTGTTGAAATCTTCGGATGGAGTTCTTCAGAGATGTTTAATATCTACAACGATATGACAGCTAAAGACAAAAAGTGGAAAGGGCTTGAAAAGCTCAAGAGAGTCATTGAGGTATAAAGGTGAGTTTTATGGACAAAAATATTAAACTAAAAGAGATAATTTCAGACATTAATTCTGAAAAAGATTTTGCTCAAAAGATAAAAGTCAGAAATTATATCCCCATTCTTGAAAAGGGGAATATTAGTCGTGCTTATATGTTTAAAGCGGCTTTAATGGAGTCTGAGTTTATCGACCCAATTCTTAAAGCTACGGAAATGGAAGTAATGTGGAAGTTCGATATTTTGTTTGCTTATACGAATATCGAGGTAGAAGATGATGATAAAACTTTTGATAACTATGACCTTTTGACAAGTTATGGCGTATTTGACTACATTCGCAAAAGATGCGATTGGGATTTAAACAAAATGTCCGACTTTTTAAAATCAGTCATGGGCATTAATGATATGACGATTGTGACACAGATTCTTAAAGCCGCCAGTGGAGAAGAAGTTAAAGAGGCAATTAAAGAATTTACAGAGACGCTTAAAGACAAAAGTTTGGTGGATAAACTTAGCACCATGCTTGCTTTTAACGACCCGATTATGAAAGACGTTATCGAAGAAGAAAAAGCAAAGGCTTTGAAAAAGAAAATGTCAGAAAAAGTTCAGGCGGATGTTGAGACTAAGAAATAATCTTATATAGAGGGGGTGTTCTTTTGGCGAGATATATTTCTGGTGGCGGTAAAACATTTATAGATAACGAAGATAAATTGTTTGATTATCTTAAAAAGGGAGCTAAAGGTTTTACGACTTCAATAGCTAGAGATACTGCTAAAAGACTTAAAAAGAACACCGCAGATTTAGTTTATAAAGCATATAAACCACAGGTATACGACAGGACTATGGAGATGTTAAACTCTATCGTCGGGCCGGGTTTTAACGGCGGAGAACCAACTAAGAATACAATGGATGGCTTTGAAGCAGAAGTCGGATTCGATTTGGATAGAATTACTCCATACCCGCCACAAGGACATGAGTGGGGTAAACATGCCACATGGGATGGAGACCCATATATTGATGAACTTATTGAGGGTTTTGAAGAAAGAGGATTTGAAACATACTCAAAAGGGCATTTAGTTTATCATCGTGAACCTGTTGGAATGATTCAAAAAACAATTGATGAAGTGGAATATGCTTTATCTGGGATAGACAGGGAAATTCCTGATTTTGATATTGCTGAAAATATTGTTTCAGTAAGACTTGATAAATAATAGGGGGTGAGAGTTAATGGCAAAACGCATAGATATTCTTTTTGGTTCAAGGATAGATGAATCTGGCGCTAAAAAAGACATAGAGCGCATTAAGACAATATTTAAGGCTTCTGATTTAAAGATTGTTCCGCAAGTTGACAACTCTATGCTTAAAGAGTTTCAGAAAAATCTTAAAGTCACAATAGACGAAGCAACTAAATTAAAAACTCTCACTTCCAGCTTTACACAGGGCGGTGTAAAGTATAATGTATCTCAAAGAGAGTCATCGAGAGGACAGTGGTCGAAGCCATCAGTTACGGTTGATTACTTAACCTCTGTCGAAACTCTTGAGAAAAAACTAAAGAGCTTATATAGAACAGCAATTGAAACGCAAGAAAACATAAATAGTGCCGCCAGAACTGGAGCTTTAACCTATCAAAAGAATTGGGAAAAGTCTCTCAAGTCAGTTGAAGAAGATATTTCAAAGACACAAGCTTCTTTGGCTGCTCTTGGAGTTAATACTGGCGAAGATAGAACTGTACAAAGACTGACTGGTAAGTTTGGTAATCTTAAACTTGAACAAGACGCCATAGAGCAGAAGAAAGCTATGGAGCAGCTTGAAGCTGCTATCATTAATCTTACTGATGCTGAAACAAAGCTTGAAAAGGCTCAAGCATATCATAGCAGCGGCGATACTATTGATGCTTTAAAGCAACAAGTTGCTCTATGGAAGCAACAAGTCCAAGAGATTTCTAATGCCGCTAATGCTTCCGAAGAACTCAAGCAGAGAGCGCAAATTGGGTTAGAAGAATCTTCAACAACTTCAAAAGCTGTTGGTAGCGTAGCTGCTGAAAAGCAAGGAATTAAAGACCTAGAAGAATATTCTCGTGTCTTAAAACAGCTTACGAAACTCAAAATCGAACAAGCGCAGGCTGATAAGCAGGTTAGAGATGGAACGTTAAAAGCGGACGATGCAACTGAAGAATATATTAAATCTTTAAAGGAAGAAGTTAATTATTTAACACAAAGATTAAATATTCTTGAGCAGTCAATGTCTGGCACAGAAGCTCTTAATACTGCAACGCAAAAGCGAGAACAAGCAGAAAAAGAAGTAGCAACTGCCATTGCGCGCTCTAATGCTCAGAGCAAAGAACAATTAAGTTTAACACAGAGACTTACAAAATCCTTTAAGGGAATGGTAGATAATTTCTTAGGTGGAGGAATCATCTACAAGGGTGTTGAGCTATTACAACAGGGTTTAAGAGAGTCTATCACCACAATTACAGAGCTTAATAAAGCCATGACTGACGTTCAGATGGTTACTGGTGATACGGCTGAACAAACTGCTGAACTAGCTCACCAATATAGCGAAATGGCCAAAACTCTTGGCGCTACTACGACAGAAATCGCCAATGGAGCGGCTGAATGGCTCCGTCAGGGCAAGAGCGTTGAAGAAACAAACCAGTTGCTTGAAGCCTCAATGATTCTTTCAAAGGTAGGCGCTATTGAATCTTCTCAAGCTACCGAGCTTCTTACTTCTACGCTTAATGGATACAAGATGGAAGCACAAGAAGCTATGCATGTTGTTGATGCATTATCAGCTGTTGACTTGGCTGCTGCTACATCTGTTGAGGAACTTGCTGTCGCACTTCAAAGCACAGCCAACATGGCCCGTGTTAATGGTGTTGGATTTGAGCAGTTAATTGGTATGGTTGGTGCCGTTTCTGAGGCTTCTAGGCGTAGTGCTAGTGTCGTTGGCAACAGCTTCAAAACGATATTCTCTCGTCTTACTAACGTAGCCGCTGGCAAAATGACGGATGATTTGGGCGAACCGCTTAATGACGTTGAGACAGTATTTAATGGGCTTAATATAAAACTTAGAGATTCCAGTGGCGAGTTCCGTAATATGTACGATGTTATTAGTGAACTTGCTGATAAATGGGAGCATCTTGATAACGTAGAACAAAACTGGGTTTCTACGAGTGTAGCTGGTACACGTCAGCGCGAAACATTTTTGACGCTGATGGAAAACTGGGACAGAGCGAGAACATTGTCTGCCACGGCTATGAACTCCGAGGGCATGGCAATGGACAAGATGCAAGTGTATCTTGAAAGCATTGAAGCCCATGTTAAACAGTTAAAAGCTGCTATTGAAGATTTAGTATATAACCAAGAAGTAGTAGACTTTATCAACCTTATTATTGATGGGCTTAGAATGCTGGTAGAGTCAATAACTTGGGTAGTAGATAAAATAGGAATCGCCAATATTTCTATTATTGGTGCAGTTACTGGTTTTATTAAGCTAAAGAGCGCTATAAATATAGCCAAAGAAACTGGAGAAGTTTCTGGGGCTTTAAAGGCTTTTTCTAAAATTGCTAGCGGCGGAAATAAAACCATAAACGCACTAAAAGAGGTATTTTCAGGGTTTACCAGTGGAGTGTTGGCTGGTAAAGATGCTATATATGCTGCTGGTACAGCTCTTTTGGCATCTCCATTTGTTAAAGTAGCCATTGTTGTTGGCAGTATTACAGCTATTGTAGCCGCTTTTGATGCCTTAATTACAACAACCGAAGAATATGAGCAAACCCTTGCTGATACGCAAGCACAATTGTCAGAAGTAAGCAATAAACGAAATGCTTTAGAACAAAAAGCGGAAGTCGAACAATTAACAGAAGCCGAAAAGGCTTATCTGTCTGTATTAGAGGCAGAAGAAGATTTGCTTCAGGCCCGCGAAAAACGAGACAAGCAAAATGTTTATAATTCTAAGGCAAAAGACGTTGAGCGTGGCGGTGGAGATTGGTGGAGCCGCGTTAAAGAAGCAGCTTTTATGTCCTCACAGCAACCCGTTAATGAGATGGGTTTGCCCATGCCGAGTGTTGCACCAGTAGTTGAATATAATGTTGCCATAGAAGAATTATCAGGTAATATTGAGGAATATAAAGAACTAACAGAACAGCTTAATAATACAAACGGTAAGTCTCTTGAAGAATATGAAGCATTACAAAAGAGGCAAGAAGAATTAAGCGATATATTCCTTGAGCATATTAAACGCATATCGGAAGCAGAAGCCGAGGGATTAAAGCTAACCGAGACAGACCAACAACTTTCAGAAATGATGAAAGCTGCTGGTATATCTGCGGAAGCCCTATCAGAAGCAATGGGCAATGTGTCCAATGAGCTTGGCGAAACCGGTGACGATTTGGCCAGGATTACATCGGAGGTTTCTGGCTTACAATCTGCTTATGACAACTTAATATCTGTAAACGAAGAAGTAGCAAACACCGGAGTTATTTCAATTGAAACTCTTGATGCTCTTGTTTCAAGATACCCAACGCTTAATGAAGCTGTAACAAACTATCTTCTTGGGCTTGCCTCAACAGAAGATGTGTTGGCAGAATTACGGTTGGCCTATCAAGATGACGAAGCAAATGCTTATGCTAATATCATAAATAAATTGAAAATGCAGCAAAACTATTATAGTTTGTTGTCTACAATGGATTCTGCTTTAATGCAACAATTTGCCGCTAATTACGGTATTGATATTGGCAATCATGGCACATATGCCCAGTCAAAAGAAAAGATAGAAGCCGATTTACTCCAAAGAGTTTCGTCAATGTGGGCACAGTTTTATAAATCACAGGCATTGACGATGGACAACGTTATTAAGGCGGCTAACGGAGCGTTAAAGCCAGATGGTGGCTCACTTTTGCCCACTTCAGAGATTAATGCTTTGAAGAATGTTGTAAACTCTTATAACGATGCTATTCAGGGACTTAATAGCGTATATGATGAATCAATAAAATTAAGGCTTGATGGGTATAAAAAAGTAAGCTCTGCCGCTAAAGACGCAGCAAAATCTGGTGGTTCAGCATCTAAGCAACAAAGTGAAGCTGAAAAAGCATATGATGACCTATTACAAATAACAATCAAGATGCTCAAAAAGAAAAAAGAACTTGAAAAAGAAGCACTTAAAGAGCAGCTTGAGGGTTATAAAAAGGTTATTGATGCTCAAAAAGATTTACTTGACTTACAAGACGACGAGTATAATCATAAGCGTGAGTTAGAAGAAAAGAACAAAACAGTCTCTACTCTTGAATCCCAAATTGCTGAACTTCAGTTTGATACGAGTGCCGAGGGCACAAAGAAACGTCTTGAACTCGAAGAAGAACTTGCTGAAGCCAAGCGTGAACTTGAAGATTATCAACACGACTACTCTATCGACCAACAAAAAGACGCTCTTGACAGAGAAGAAAGTCGATTTGAAGAATACATCAATAATCAAATTGATGAGATTGATGATTATCTTTCTAAGACTGGCGAAATAACTGCTGAAGCTATTAGACTTCTTCAAGAGCATAGCGAAGAAACTCTTAATGCTTTAATTCAATACAACAGAGCCTACGGAGATTCAATCGACCAGAATATCATTGATTTGTGGAACAAAGCTACGGGTGCTGTTAATACATATAAATCCGCTCTTGATGAGGCGGCCTCCGCAGCAAGTCGATTGGCGGCGGCAAGTGGTGGTGGGAGTTCTGTTTCAGTGCCGAGCACTAGCCCTCCTGTTGGTAGCGCTGCCATGCGTCCTGCTGGCAAACCGCCCGTTGATACTACGCCGAAATATCTTATTTATAAAACGGGCACAACTACTCCTATTAGTGGCTTTATGACACTAGAGGAAGCTCAAAGAGTTTGGGGATATATTCCAGACCCAAAGAACTACTATTGGACGAAATTCGTTGGAGCAGCAAAGAAAAATTTAGTATACGCTGTTAAGCCATATCATAGAGGACTTGATGCTGGGTTTGTTGGCAATCTCAAAGGCAATGAAGAATTTGTTAAAGCTCTTAAAGGCGAAGCCTTTATTACCAGAGAGCAACAAGACAGATTTATGAATAATATTCTTCCTGATATTGTTGCCAAGGGTTCAACATATGGCGGAGCAACGTTTGATAATCTTCTTAATATCAATGTTCAAGGCAATCTTGATTCTTCTGTTGTTCCTGATATTGAGCGTATTTCTAATGATATATTTAAACGTCTTAACAAAGCAATGTTCCAAGGCGGATATAAACGAAACACTAATACTGTTTCAATCTAAGGTGGTGAGTTAATGGCATTTTGGGCACATTCATTCGTATTTGATGACATCCCAAGTGAAACTTACGGCCTGTTTTTAATTAGCGATGGCGGAGCTGGCGTTCTTGAGAACGTCGGCTCCAATGCCGTTGAGCCGTATACACAGGAGATATATAGACGTCCTAAACCATATTTCTTCGGTGTTCAACAAACGCCAGTTCTCACTTTTAGTTTGAGCTTCGCTAGTTTAAAACCAGTCGATGCTTTACAACAACAAATCATTCAAAGATGGCTTTTCGGCCATAATTCGTATAAGAAGTTACAAATAATGCAGTGCGACATGGAATCAGTATACTTTAATTGTATATTTAATAATCCAACATTAACCACCGTCGGCAACTATGCTTATACATTTAAATGTGATGTTGTTTGTGATGCTCCGTGGGCTTGGGAGTTCCCAAAATCAGAAAGCTTTGGCCCTTTTTTAACAGAAGGGACATTTAAATTCAATAATATATCCGATGATAACTATTATATGAAACCTGTTTTTGTGATTGAAATAGGCAATAATGCCGATTCTTTTCAACTGCTGAACCAGTCGGATGGGAACAAAGGATGTACATTTAACGATTTAAGTCCCGGCGAAACACTGACTATTGATTCTGACAAATATATAGTTACATCTAACACGGGATTATTGCGTGTTGGTAATATGACTGGTATACTACCAAGGCTTGTTCCTGGCATGAATACATTCCAAGTTATAGGCTCGACTGAAAAAATAACAATAAATTATCAAAACGCAAGGAAAGTAAGCGGATAAAACGGAAAGGAGGATATAATGTTACAAAAGTTTAACTATTTCGGAGAGCACGAAGATTATACAATCAGGCTTTGTAATCCGAACAAGCAACAAATCTGTTTCTTAAATCAAGGATTTCAACAAGAACTTTCTTTGAGATTCAATGAAATGTCAGAGTTTCATATTACAATCCCATATAAAACTGATGGAGAAGCGTTTCCATATTATGACAGAATAAAAAGTAAAAAGCTTATTCTTATTGATGATATTGGATATTTTCTGATTACGACAGTTGATGAAACAGATGATGGTATTGTCAAACAGAAAACTGTAACAGCATATTCTTTAGAAACAGAACTTGCGTTTAAAAAGATAAATATATTTGATGGGACATATAAGTTCTATGACCCCATTAACGTAGATAATACATTAATGGGCAAAATATTATCTACTTCCAACTGGACAATTGGGCAGATAGACCCCGATTTATGGAATGTTTACAGAACTTTTGAAATACCAGACAGCACAGTATATGAGTTCTTGATGAACGACGTTGAAACGTCATATGAATGTGTATTTATATTTGACTCTTTTAATAGAACTGTTTCAGCTTATACATTAAAGAATCTAGTTAAAAATACTGATATTATATTGAGTTATGACAATCTGATTCAAAGTATTGATATCAACGAGAAATCTGACGAAATTGTTACCGCTTTAAGTGTTTATGGCGGTAACAATCTTGGGGTGTCTGCCGTAAACCCGTTGGGCACAAATACAATTTATGATTTTAGCTATTTTGCTACGACAGAATGGATGTCACAGGATTTAATTGACGCGATTAATGCTTGGGAAGCCGAAGTATCTTCAAAACAAACAAGTTATTCCAATCTATTAACTCAATATAAAGATAAAAACACAGAAATAGTAACTGCTAATTCTGCTTTGGTTGACTTGAAAACCGATAGAGACGCTATTGAGGGCGTTGTAAAGGTTATGATAGAGGGGGACTTAAAAAATACTCCCGAATATACAGCCAAAGTAAATGAGCTTAACGCTGCTAATGCCGCAGTTGCTGCCCAAGAGAGCCATATAAACGACCTAAAGACGCAACTTGAGGTTATAAATTCTGATTTAAAGGCAATTAATGAGTCGTTGGCGTTTTCTAAATTCTTCACAGAAGCACAATATGAAGAACTAAAGATTTACATGGTTGAAAACACATATCAAAATGAAAGTTTCACTACTACGTCTGAAATGACGAATAGTGAAATACAAGATATGGCGCAATCTTTATATAATCAAGGTAAATATGTACTTGAAAGAGTATCCCAGCCACGTTTTGAGTTTAGCGTTGAAAGCGTAAACTTCTTATTCTTAGAAGAATTTCAGAAATTTAGTCAACAGTTGGAACTCGGTTGTGTTATTAACATCGAAAAAGACGAAGCAGTATATGTTAAGCCTGTGCTTCTTGAGCTAAATGTGCAACTTGACGACCCAACAAACTTCTCTCTTGTATTTGGCAACAGATACAAACTTGATTCTGGTGAATATACGTTCAGAGATTTGTTTGGTGACGCTATTAAGGCTGGCTCTAGTGTTAAGTTTGATGGAGCGAAATGGGGCGAATACGTTAATAGCGGCATGAACAACGCTGTTAGCGACTTTATTAACTCTGCTCTTGACACTTCAAAGAATAATGTTATCAACGCAACAAACCAAGAGATATTGATAAACCAAAATGGATTGCGTGGCCGTACCATGATGGATAACGGAACATACAATCCTAACCAGGTGTGGCTTACATCCAATACGCTTGCTTTTACATCTGACAACTGGCAAACCGTAAGACTTGCTCTTGGTGAAATAGACTTAAATGGGCAAAAGATTTTTGGTGTTGCTGGTGACGCATTAGTTGGCAAGATTATTGCTGGTAATCAGCTTATTATATCTAACGACAACAACAACTTTACACTGGACAGCAATGGAGCTGTATTAAATAATGCTAGTTTTTCTATTGTGTCTAATAATGGTTTAAGCCAGATTCAATTAAATCCGACACAGGGAATTAGTATACAAACTAGAGCGAATACAAGTGCCGCTTGGGCTAATCAATTTTACGTTGATGCGCAAGGCAACCTTGTTATTAACGGTAAAATTACAGCCAATAGCGGTACAATTGGCGGATGGCAAATTGATTCTACTAGACTATATAACTCTGCCAATGGTGATTATATTGGTTCAAACGGATATGGCAAGTTAAGTCTACTTTCGTGGACACCAACCTCTGCTACGTTTAATGGAAGAATTTATGCTTCAAACCTTGGCGACCAAATTAAAACTGGAAATATCGCCGATGGTTCTGTAACGTCTGCTAAGTTAGACACTTTGTACGCTACTAAGGCATTTGTTGACGAAATGAACGTAGAATTGGCTAATGTACACACACTAGCGGCAAATGCGGCTACAATTCAACAACTTAACGCCACAAATGCTACTATTGCGAACCTCGACCTCACAAATTTGAAATTTCAAGGCAGAGTTGCTGGTTGGAGTTATACTACTTTTGTAACGGGCATACAAACCCACACAATTAGATATGTTTCCAGCATAAGTTCTGGGGGAACTCCTACATATTCTGAAGAAAAAGTAGTTGTTGGCCTTACATATGGTGGCGCTGGATGGGTTGTAAGCGGATGATTTATCATTATCCAGTGACAACCCACATGCCACTCGTCTTATAAAAGTTTCTAATCCCAGTTATGTTGGCTGCTGTATATGTTTTATTGTCAAAATCTACTGATGTTATAACAAGAGTATTAGTAACATTAAGGTCATATACAATTGGTGTTTGGGTCCAGCTTGCTGAACGCCCTTGAAATTTCAATTTTATTAACAATACAAAAGGAGTAAACGGAAAATGAAAGAAAAATTGCAATCTATTTATAATGCTTTGAATAGTATTCAGGTTAGTGGTAAAACCAACTGTGCCATTGTAGCGGGCGTTATGAATGTTATCGAAGAATTATTCATAGAATGTGACAAATATCAACCGATACAGCCGGAAGAAGGGAATGCCGATGGCTAATGGCATATTTTGTTTCGAGGTAAATCAGCTTGGCGAGTTTGCCTTGATTGCTGGAACGTCTGAAATGTTAGAGTTTTATTACTACTATTCTGATGGCACTCCGTTTGACTTAGAAAGCGCAACGGCGAGATGGAGATTGTGCCGAGTGGGACAGCCGGACGTTCCAGTTCTTGATTTACCCGGTGATATATTTAGCGGAAATGGTGTTGTAGTAAAGCTGGATAGTGTTCACACACAGAACCTTTCTGGGAAATATATACAACAACCTGTACTTATAGATTATTCTGGCGAGGAATATGTATTCCAGCAAGGGGTTATTACATTTATTCCAAAGATTAAGCCAACAACATAAGGAGTGATTTCTTTGGCTATTACTACATATCAAGCTAATAAGCTGAATGACTTCCTTTTTGGAGGAACCTCATTTACTCCGAGTGGCACATACTATCTCGGACTTTCAACAACAGCAATTAACGCCAGTGGTGGTGGAGCAACTGAACCTACTGGTGGCGGATACGCTAGAGTTGCTGTTACAAACAACAAGACTAATTTTACAGCGTCGTCTGGCGGTATTGTACAAAACAATACACAGTTTGAGTTCCCCGAAAGCACAACCGCTTGGGGCACAATTACACATGTGTTCATTGCGGATTCTGGCACAAGAGGCGGCGGAAATATTTTGTATTATGATGCTTTAACGAATCCTAGAACGGTGCAAACGGCAACGATTTTATTGTTTGCTATTAATTCTATGAAGATTCAGCTCGTCTAATACCTGAAAGGCGGGGCGATTAAGTGAGAGCCTTTAAAATATTCGCTACTCCTAAACATGTTTTTAAGATAGTAGCTGATACGTTTCCAAGACTGGTAACTTTAATCTTTAATAATACAAACACAATTAAGATTATTGGACTAATCAGGGCGCGTTTGAAATCGAACGTGACTTTAAAAATACAGTCATTGTTTACAATAACAGATGCTCGTGTTAAACTTCATATGTTAATGAGCAATATAGTCGCCCCGATAAGATTTAAAATTTCAGCCATACCAAAATCCATAGAGAGTGAAAAAATACTTATTACTATAACTACTAATATTATAGCACAATCACTTGGACTTGTCAAGTTGGATTTTAGTTCATCAAGCACAGTTAAAATCATTGCTTCAGTTCTCGTTGGGCAATTTAGACTTCTTGGTGAATTAGACCCGCTAACTTTGGGCGAAATGGATAATGACACTCTTGGAACGTTAGACTTTAAAGTACAATAACAAAGGAGGGAGAAAATGGCTAATACTCCTAACTATAATCTTACAACATATTCTTCATCGGATACTGACGTAAGATTTTTAGATTTTCGTGTAGCTGTTGCTGGTAGCCAAACCACCAGTAACTTTTATAAAATTGACACAGCATTAAAGGAGCATGCTGATGCGATTGCTTCTCTTGAGGCTTCACCGTCAGCGTTTTCTGTAAACGCAGTATATTCAACCGATAACTTCTATACGGCCTCTGTTACCAATTATCCGGGATATGAGACGAATCAGCTTATTGCTCTGTCTCTTGATAGAAATAACGTTGGTACTGTAACTATTAATATTAATAGCACTACAACAAAAAGTGTTATGAAATATAACACATCGGGGCTATTAGTAAATACAGCAGATAATGATTTTGTAAAAAATAATCCTGTCCTTTGTATTTATGATGGCACGCAGTTCATTATGCTTGGTTCTTCAAGCGCTACTAATATACGAATTGATGGTAGTGCTAACCAAGTTGTTATGATTTCTGGACAAAATACTCTTGTAACAACTGGACGTGGAATAGGAATCGCTAATGGTTTTGCTACATTAGATGCTAGCGGGAAACTTGTTCAGTCAGCTAAAAACTCTGACTATGCGACTACTGCTGGGACAGCCAATACGGTTCTCGATGGTTCTATTACAACTGGCTCCTTTAACTCTGCTGCCGTTGCTCCTGCTGCCGCCAAAACATCTCAGTCTCTTACAATACAATTAAACGGGACGGCACAACCCACATTTAACGGTTCAACGGCTAGAACTATTAATATTACGCCAGCATCAATTGGGGCTTCCACCAGCGGGGCAGTATCAGATATTATTGATGGCACTACTCCTGTTGCCAAGGCGACACAGGCTACTCAAGATTCTCTCGGTGAAGATATAAACACGACATATGCAAGCGCTCTTGATGTTAGCGGAAACAATCTGCTACTTGAAAACAAAGCGGGAGCAGCTTTATCTACAATTACAGTGCCATATGCCACCAAGGCAAATGACGTAAACAACATTAAAAATATGTCAATTGCTGTACAGACAAACGGTGTTTATGCATGGTTCTTGAATTATACAGGTACTGGCAATAAAGATGGCGCTAGAAAATATTATGCGTGCGCTTTAGCTGATAGCGCCGATTATGCTACTTCTGCTGGTTCTGCCAGAGCCAATAATATATCAATGAGTTTGTCTGGTACAAATCTTAGTATTAGTTATTCGTAAGGATGTGAAGTATCAATGGCTTTAAGTTTTAACGGTACTAACATCCCTGTGAGCGGGAATGTAACTTATAACGGAACTGGTTGTTCAACTGTTTCGTGTAATGGAACACAAGTATGGAAGCGTGCCCCTGAATGGTTGTACAATAGTGGCAATCAATATAACGAATTTACTGGTGGATGGAACGCACAGGCTGCTTATTATCTTGGTGGAGCGCCGGGAACGAACTATTATAGAAACCAGACGGCTTCAACGCCATCTTTTAATAGTACAAACATTTCGGTGACGTGTACTGGAAACTACCTTGGCGGTGGTAGTGTTATCACGAATTGGAAGATAGACTTATCTTCTATTTCTTCTTTGACAGCAAGTATTAATGTTTTCGACCAATATGAATTATACTCATATTTCTATATACATATACTTGATTCATGGCCAACAATAAACGCAGACAACACAAGTGTTGCTGGAACTGTAACAAAGGGAAATCAACAGGCTACCAGCTTAACTCTAGATACATCAAATCTTAATGGTAGTTATTATGTTTTGATGGGATTTTCAAATAACAATTATCGTAGTTTTACAGGATATGTTTATAGTTTAAAATGTAATTTTTAATATGTAAACTCGATAAGAGGTACAATAAATGAGAATAAATAAAATCACAAGACTCGTTGCCCCCCCCCATTGTAAAATTTTAATGTGAAGCGAGGGAACATAAATGGCATTATCATATAATGGAACAAATATTCCCTCGTCTGGAAACGTTATATTCAATGGTACTAATTGTAAAACAGTTAGTTGTAATGGCACAGAAGTGTGGAGAAAAGAAGCTACTATTTATCCCGGCATACCTGTTGCTAATACACAGAACCTTGGATATGCCGCATATTTTACCGTTACAAATAGTGGCACAGATATTAAAGTTGACGCATTCGGCGGCACAGAACGAGGATATGGCCGTGTAATGATGGGTAGATTTAGCACAATAGGATATTCACAAATATACTTTGCTAACCTTAGAGCCTATATTACAAACAGCTTTTCCCATATCAAGGTGGCGTTGAGCGATATAAACGGGAATGTTGTTCAACAGCTTATTTATTCCGAAGCTAACGGATATGACGCAACATATACCGCAAGCACTAAATTCAATATAAATTCACCAAATGGGAATTACTATTTGATGTTGGAAGTTGAATCTGGTGCTACACACTTAGGAAAGAACGCTACTATTTTGATGAATGGTTGTTATTTAGTTTAAGTGAGGGCTTATAATGATTAAAATTACATTAAAAAATGGTAAGGAGTATGAAGTGCTTGACAGTACATTGGTATATCCAAGTGGGATGTCAAGTGTTCGTAACAAAATGGAAATTCATTTAGATGAATCTTCTATGACTCTTACCGAACTTGAAAAAATATTTACAGATGAAAAAGCAACAGATGAAATCCGTGTTACAAAAACACGCGAAGATAAAACTGTTGAATATGATAATATGTACTATCACTATTGTATTGCGTCTAGCATCGGCAAGAAGATTATTTCTTCTGTGAGCAATTCAACTGGTGAAGTTACAGAGAAAATGTGCTTATCTGTTGTTCTGGAACAGAGAACATATATCGAACAAAAGTTATACGAATTGGGCGTATCTTGAGTACGCCCAACAGAAAGGATGACGAATCATGTTTAATGATGTATTAAACGCTGTATTGGACAGCTTGGTTATGGTGTCATCTTTCAGTTTATTTATGCTTTGTTGCGCCCTTTCTAATACTATTCTTGGTTCAATTATTGCTTCTAAGACTGCTACTTTCGAGTGGAAAACTTTAGCCAAAGGACTTCTGCGTAATATTGGTGTTGTTCTTGGTATTGATGTTTTAGCAGCTGGATTATCGGGGATAACAAAGCTTATAGAGATATACGACGTTGTTCCTCAATATTCGGATGCCTTACAGGGCATTAGTGTATTGGCGATAGTTGCTATAATTGTAACAATATCTTATAAGGTTTATGGTGCTCAAGCCATTGAGAAAATCAAAGCAATTGGCGGCATAAAAGACGAGGATATTGTTCCTATTGAAAAGGCAGACGGATGGGAACAGAGAGGAACGTGATTAAATGTTAAGTTTCTCTGTAAAAAAACAAAAACTAGAAAGAAAAGACAATCAAGAAGTGGTTGGAGGAACATATAATTACTTGTATGTTGTATTTGACTTTTCATATGATTGGGACAGTGTTTCCAAAAATGCAGTATTTAATAACTGTAAAGCAAAGAAAAACTTCACTGTTCCTATTGTAGAAAATGTGTGTCTTGTACCGTGGGAAGTTATAGAAAGTCCAAACTTTACAGTATCGTTATATGGATTTACCGATAGCAAGAGAATAACTTCTAATGAAGTTATGGTTCCCGTTAAAGGTAAGCCGTATAATGCTAATAATATTCCTTCTCCGCCTCCAACCCCAACTGATTATGAAGCATATGTTGAACTTGTAAATAAATACAAAGAAGAATCAGATGCTCAATACAACGAACTCAAAGAAACAAAAGCAGAAGTAATAACAACAGATAGTATTTATAAATTTCCAAATATTGGAAACAAAAATAATCTTTATGTTGATTCTTCTACGAACACCACATATAGATGGGATGAAACTGAATTAAAGTATTATTGTGTTGGCTCTGATTACAGAGAGATAGAGATTATTAGAGGAGGGAACGCAAGTGGCAAATACAACTCTTAATGTTAAAATACAAATAAGAAATGACGTTGCCAATACTTGGAAAACTACTAACCCTGTACTTCTCAAGGGTGAAATGGGTATTGAAACAGACACAAGAAAATTCAAATTCGGTGACGGCGTTTCCACATGGACCGAGCTTGATTATGCTAGTGCACAAGCGGCAGTTGTAATGAATAAAGCTCCTACGCCAACAGATTCTGGATATGATGTTGGTGTCATTTGGATTGATACGGCTGGCAACAAGGCATATGTATTGTTTGATAATACGTCTAACAATGCTGTTTGGAAACAGATGGTTACGCCAGACGACTTGAGCAACCTTGGCGCTGGCGACATGTTGAAGTCGCAGTTTGCCAATAACCCAAAAGCAGAGCAGGGATATGTAAATGCGGCTATTGTTGCTGATACTGCTAATGCTACAAAAGCGGCTCTTACTGCTGGCGATAAGACATTCAATGGTTCTGAAGCGGTTGAGATTACGGCTGGTGATTTAGGTGCACTTACATCCGTTCCGGCAGAATATGTCAAAAACACAGACTATGGCACTACCGAAAAGGGCGGCGTTGTTAAGTCTGTTGCTAAAGGTACTGATACCGTTACAATCAACCCCGATGGAACAATGTCCATCGGCAAAGCATCTACCGCAGGAACTGCAGATACCGCCGCTGCTTTACAAACTGGTAGAACGATTTCTCTTAGCGGAGATGCTACTGGTACTTCTCCTGCTTTCGATGGTTCGCAAAACATAACAGTTCCTGTTGTACTCGCTAATAGTGGCGTTGTGGCTGGCACGTTTACAAAAGTAACTGTAAACGCTAAGGGGCTTGTAACAAAAGGAGAAGCTCTTGTAGTATCTGACATTCCCTCTCTCACTCTTTCAAAGATTACAGATGCTGGTACAGCGGCAGCGGCTGACACTGGTATTGCTGAGGGCAATGTGCCTGTTCTTGGCGCTGGCGGCAAGCTGAACGAAGCTGTTATCCCTGCTATTGCTATCACTGATACTTTTGTTGTTGACAGCCAAGAAACAATGCTTGGGCTTGAGGCACAAAAAGGTGACGTTGCTGTTCGTACAGATATCAATAAAACATTCATTTTAAAACAGGCTCCGGCGTCTGTTTTGGGAAACTGGGTTGAGCTTGAAACACCAACAGACGCTGTAACAAGTGTAAACGGGATGACTGGTGCTGTTGTTCTCACGACATCTAATGTGTCCGAGGGAAGTAACTTGTACTTCACAACTGCGAGAGCGAATGAAAACTGGATTACTCACGCCTCAACAGAGCTTACAGACTCTAATACACTTTTGAGAACGACAGACACATTTATTTTGAATGGCGGAAACGCTTAATCTATATCAACATTAAGGAGGGGTATCTGTGGCTAATAGAAACCTAAATGCTCGACAGCAGCAAAAACATGATACTTCGTCCGGTTTTAACTCTAAAAACGCCACATATTTAGAAGCCGAAATATTGGTTGAAAGTGATACTGGCAGAGTTAAAATAGGAGATGGAGATACAGATTATAAAACACTTCCTTATACTATTGGAACTCGCGTGCCCACAGATGCTAAGTTCACTGATACTACTTATACGAATGGAACAGGGGTGTCCCCTTGTGGGGCGCGCGTGGGGGGGGCGGCGGTGCATCTGGG